AAGACGGTTTAGAAGACTTCATAGATGCAATGGAGAAATTTGATCAAGAAACTGCAAAAAGAAGATTTATAAACGCATTAATCCAAGGAGCGTCCAAGAAAGGTCACTATATGTTTGAATTAGTTGCTGACGAATTAACTCAAAGAGACCCAAACATAGTAAACCAATATGGTGTTTTAATGTCGGTCAACGATTTACTTTATTGGGTACTACCTGATGGAATGATGGAAATGGGTATGGGTGATGGACAACAAGCGGGAAAAGAAGAAATTGACACAGAAACTGATCCACCTACAATTATTGCAAGGGCGGTATTTTTCCCCGCATTAATTCATGAAGTAATTAAAGGGGTAATGGAAATTATGGGTACACAAGGTTTACCCGATGATCCAAGATCTGCAGAAATGGTTATGAATAAAACAGATACTTTACCTTCAGAAATTTGGGATTTAAGATTAGGACCAATTATTTGGGAGAAGTTTAGATCGTCTTATCCTGACAGATTAAACCAAGAGGATATGGTACACATTCAAAACTATCTTTTCTCAAGATTTTCTCAATTAGATGCTGAAGAATTCTTCAGAGTTGCTAAAGAGATAATGAGAGGTTCGGCGATGGGTAAAAGTATTTTAGGTAACATGGTAGATCAGATTATTCAAGATTTACAAAATGAAGATTACGAAGAGGACCAATATAATAGAGAAAAAGATGATGACGATGACGATGGTCTCGGAGGATTCTTAGGGTCATTAGGGATTACATTTTCTCCTGAAGACGACAATTAAATAACACAGATTATAAGAAAGTGGTCAATAGACCACTTTTTTTGTATTTATAGGATATGGATAAACATAAACTCATACAGTTAAAAGAATATGCGAAGATCATGAAAGATACTCCGTATGCTCTTAAAACATATCTAACTACGTACGATAACACAAAAAAGAAATACGTACCATTAGAGTTATTCCCTGACCAAATTGAACTAATAAATGACTACGACAATTATAATGAAAACATAACTCGTAAGTATAGACAGGCGGGTGTATCCACAGTAACTGCGGCTTGGTTATCTAAAAGGATTCAAATGTCAAAACCAGACGAACCTGAGAGAATTCTAATTATTGCCAACAAAAGAGATACCGCAATCGAGATGGCAAATAAGGTTAGAGGTTTTTTAGATCAGTGGCCAGAGTGGATTAATGTTGGTTTTTCGGCGGACAAGAATTCAGAAAGTAGATATAGAATGAATAATGGGTGTGAAGTTAAGGCAGTTGCGACTTCTGCCGATGCACTACGTGGTTATACACCAACAGTACTAGTTTTTGATGAGGCCGCATATATTGAGGCGGGAGAAGATTTTTGGGCGGCATGTATGGCATCCTTATCAACAGGTGGTAAGGTAATTCTCATCTCTACACCTAACGGACATGACCCAATTTATTACGGGGTATATGATCAGGCACTAAGAGGTATGAATGACTTTAAAATAACCGATTTAAGGTGGTTTAAAGATCCGAGATATGCTAGTGACTTAAAATGGGTTAAAGTGGATGATATTATTCATTATATGTTAAATAGAGAACAATATAATGATGATGAAATAATTTTAGAACAGGGTTGGGAAGGATATGAAAAATTACTCGAACAAGGATACAAACCGTACTCTCATTGGTTTGAGAATATGGCAAAAAAATTCAAGTATGACAAAAGAAAAATCGCACAAGAATTGGAGTGCGACTTCCTTGGTTCTGGTGATGGTGTTATCCCAAGTACAGTACAGGACAAAATAAGAAAGACCATGATAAAAGACCCCATGGAAAAATACATGCAGGGTACTTTTTGGTTATGGAAAGAACCTGTTGAGGGTCATAGATATATAATGGGTGTCGACGTATCTCGAGGAGATAGTGCTGATTCATCATCTATATGTGTTATTGACTTTGATGAAAACGAACAAGTTGCAGAATATGTTGGTATGATACCACCCGACGATTTAGCGTCCATTGTTTATAAATGGGGTACATTGTATAAAGCGTTCGTAGCAACAGATATTACGGGAGGTATGGGTATTGCAACATCTCGTAAACTACAAGAAATGGGTTATAAGGACCAATATATTGATGGGGTTAATTCTAATAATATTTGGCAATACAACAAAAAGGCACAAGAAAAGATACCGGGTATAAACTTTAATAATAAACGAACTCAGATCGTTGCAACCTTTGAGGAGAAACTTAGACATGGGTTTATGGTTAGATCCTCAAGACTATTAAATGAATTAAATACTTTTGTCTATATTAACGGTAGACCTAACCATATGAAAGGATCTCATGATGATGCGATTATGGCGATGGCAATAGCAATGTATGTTGGTGATATATGTTTTACACAACTAAAAAGAAGTGACAGTGCAAATAAGGCAATGTTAGATTCTTGGTTATTAACGGAAAGGACATATGAAACTAAAAAATCATTTTATTCTCACGGAACCGCATTTGATGCAATAGGTGGGATGACTACAGACGGACAACCGTATAACCCATCTAACCAAAATGTCAGTAAGGATCAATACATGGAACACAGTTGGTTATTTAGTAAAAGAGGATATAGGTAATTAAACAGGTTTATAAAATGAAAAAAAATTCGTATATTATAAAGACTAATATTTATTAATATGGCAAAACAAAATATGACAGTGTATCAAAGGTTAACAAAGGTTTTCGGTTTTACCGCCGACCAACCTTCTACGCCACCACAATACAAATTTGATAGAGACCAACTGTTAAAAACAGATAGTAAAGAGGAATATGAAAAATCACTCTTACAACAACAACAATCTCAATATATTGCAGATAAATGGTCTAAATTAGATCAATCGTTATATAATCAATCAGTTTACTATGAACCTAACAGATTGGCGGCATATTACGATTATGAATCTATGGAGTTTACCCCTGAGATATCTGCGGCATTGGACATATATTCAGAAGAATCAACGACACTTTCTGAAAAGGGAGATATACTTACAATTTATTCAGAATCAAAAAGAGTAAAAAACATACTTACAGATCTTTTTGAGAACATCTTAGATGTGAACACTAACTTACAAATGTGGTGTAGAGGTTTAGGTAAGTACGGAGATAACTTCGTTTATTTAAAAATAGATCCTGAAAGGGGGGTTGTGGGTTGTCAACAATTACCCAACATTGAAATCGAGAGACACGAAGGTGCGGCCTCCAATGTACATAAAGCGGAACCGTCATCAAACGTTACAATGCCAAGTAGAGAATTAAGATTTGCATGGAAGAACAAAGACATGGAATTCCAAGCATGGGAAGTTGCTCATTTCAGACTATTAGGTGATGACAGAAAATTACCTTACGGTACGTCTATGTTAGATAAAGTAAGACGTATATGGAAACAGTTATTACTTGCGGAAGATGCGATGTTAATATACAGAACATCGAGAGCACCCGAAAGAAGAGTATTTAAAGTCTTTGTTGGGAATATGGACGATAAAGATATTGAGTCGTATGTACAACGTGTGGCGAACAAATTTAAACGAGATCAAGTAGTAGATCCTCAAAATGGTCAGGTTGATATGAGATACAATCAAATGGCCGTGGATCAAGATTACTTTATTCCCGTTAGAGACCCAGGTCAAACATCACCTATCGAAACATTACCAGGAGCACAAAACTTAGGTGAGATTGCAGATATTGAATACATTCAAAAGAAGATGTTAGCGGCACTTAGAATACCTAAGGCCTTTTTAGGTTTTGAGGAAATTGTTGGTGATGGTAAGACTTTAGCGTTAATGGATATTCGTTTTGCAAGAACGATTAATAGAATACAAAAATCATTAATACAAGAATTAAATAAAATTGCATTAGTTCATTTATACTTGTTAGGTTTAGAGGACGAGTTAGATAATTTTACATTGTCTTTAACTAACCCTTCGGCACAATCTGATTTATTAAAAGTAGAACAGTGGAAAGAAAAGATAACATTATATAAAGACGCAACATCAGATCAATCTCAAATTGGTATACAACCTGTTTCACACACATGGGCTAAGAAAAATATCTTAGGTATGAGTGATAACGACGTAGTATTAGACTTACAACAACAAAGACTTGAACGTGCACTTGGTGGTGAATTAGGTGCTACACCTAATATCATTAAGAGAACAGGTGTGTTTGATGAAGTGGATAAAAAGTACG